CGCAAGTGATTTAGCAGCAGATCTGGACATCGTTACAGCCGGTATTTTTAAAATAGTTGTATCGTATTGGCTCCCGTTGTCAAAATATGCAAACTGTTTATTTGCAAGTTCGATGCTTTTAAACGCCATTTTAACAAGCACTGAATACCCAAAATCAGGCGGCATAATCGATACTTCACTTGTTGCTGATACTAATTTCATGCCATTGCGTACCTTGAGTTAAGTGTTCTGTTTAATCTGTCTGCACGCCCCGAATTGATCATCGTCTGGATTGTCTCAATCAGGTTCCCTGTGTAATCGTAAATATTATAAGTATCTCCTTTTGATCCTGTATCGGGATTATTTAAAAACCGAGTCAAATTATTCTGTTGTCTTTTTGTAACAATTGCCTCGTCAGGGTTGACATTGATCGGAACCTTGTCAGATACTGCACCAGGTACTCTCCTAGCATATCCACCAATCGCAAAATTCTGACTTGCAATAGTACCTATCTGTATAGCACCTGCCGCAGCAACAAGCGCACCAGTTACAATACCAGCAACCCCGCCCTGTGCAATAGCTTGTGTTACACCGAGTGCTGTATTGATAACCGCCTGGACAATGGCAACTGCTTTCTGTGCCTTTGCGTTTTCCTTTGTTGCATCACCAATCGCACTCATAAGGGCACTGAATGCACCGCCGACTTGTTGAAAGTTGTTAAGCTTCATCAGCTTCTCTTTTTCAGCAATCGATTTAGCCCTGGCAGCGGATTTTATTTCAAGATCAGCTTTTGCCATGTCGTACTGTGCATCTATTTCATACTTAGCACCGTTTACTTTTTCGTAAAGAGCAAGTTCTCTTTGATGTTTAATGTCGAGTATCGCAAGTTCGCGCTCTGATTCATCCTCTATTGCTGCAAGTCCGGATTCTATAGTTGCAGCCTGTAAAGTAGCTAGTGTTTCAGCTTCTTTTAATTTATTTGCTTTCCACTCTTCACCCTTTGCAGCTGCATCGGCAACTAAATCAGCATTAATCTGTTTTACTCTCGCTTGATAGTCTATCATTCCTTGCAAAGATTGTTTGTAAAGATCTCCAGATTTATCTTTTTCGGCTTTCTTACCGTTCGGCTTTGCAACCTTCTCCTGCATTTCAATTGCTGATGCAGGAGCCTTTATTTTCTCTACTATCCCGCCAAGTTCTTTTAATGAATCACGGATCTCGTTATTATATGCATCTGCAAACCGCTTAGCCTCTGCCTTGCCTTGTTTGCTACCTGGGAGTTTAGACTTGATATCATAAAACATGTACGCAATTGTCAACGGAACCGTTGCAAGACCTTTGAAACCGATTTCAATACTTCTGATAAAATCAAGTGTATACTTTGTGATTGTTTTATAATTCGTATTAAACCAGTCAACACCTTTTTGAGCAATCGGGAGAAATTCAGCCCCAATAGTTGCCGACATGCGCCCCATGTTCTTGTTAAGCTCTTCGGTCTGTAGACCTGCATCAATTACTGAGTTCTTGAGAGCGTTTACAACAGCAACAGCAGCACCAAGACCGATAAACTTAAACGCAAGTTCTTTTACCTGTTCGTTAAGTTTGCGCCCGTACCCTAATTGTTCAGAAAGCGACTTAGATATTTTATTGTGTGCAGCAGCTTGTGTATCACCAAGCTTTTTAGAGCTGGCAGCCATTGCCTTCAAATGATTATCAGCCGTTTTAATGTTGTTTTTTACTTCATTAAAACCATTATCTGTATTGTCAACAGTCTCTATTCGGTACGTTATCGTTTTGTCTTGTTCGCTCATGTTTTACCTATTAGCATTAATTGAAATTCAGATAATTTATTTTCGTAAAGATTAACGGTATCAACCCACTTTTTTGAAACATTATCATAATCAGGCATTGGAGCTGATGGAAACATTTTATAGTACTGGTAGCACTTGTACCATTCTGTAATATGTTTGCTGATAAAAGTGATAGGGCAATTGTGAAACATGTAGATAACGCCATTGACATCAAGATCAAAAATTGATCGGTCAGCAGCAGCAACAGAATCACAGCAGTATTTTTTTTTGAGTTCAGGTATTTTGCTACACTTCCCACAATTAAACCTCTCTGTGACTCCGGCGTGTATTGCTGCCAGTATTATAAACTTAACAATTCATCTTCAGTCAAGTTGCTTCCCATTGTAACCGCATCAGCTAATTCAATTATCAATGGTGCTGGGAAAAGGTTTATTGCTGATTCAGTTAATTTGCCATCTTCGATAAATTCAGGTTTAAAATCAATCCCGAAAACATCAAGCGGATTTGTCCAACCGATTACACCACAACTAAACAAGTGTTTTTTATACTTACCAAAATTGAATTCAACTGTGCCTTGTTCTGTAATCTGGTTATAGCTTCCTTCGACCTCAATAGATGATGGTATTTGCCTGATAGTAAACACTGGGCATTCTTTTAATGGTATAGCCTCTTTAAACGCGCGCGGGATGTACTTGTGCATTTCTCCACGCGGTTTAATTGCTCTGTAAGCACTCAATCGTGCTTTCAATTCTGGAGTCAATTCTTTTTTAATCTCGTTCATAATGTCAACCTTTCTGGAAGTTGATAAAATTAAGTTTTAGAACCCTGTAAAATCTCAAGTTCATCATCACCGCTTGCGCCTCTTGTCAAGATGCAATCAAGTGTATTGATCTTTGCACTGTTGCGAGTTTCTCCTTTGTACGCACTAACAATCTGTATTGCCGGAGCTGATATGTGTAAAAGTGTGCCAACATCACAAGCAAAAGCTCCAGTAGTTCCAGCAGCCCACCGAGCGTACAGTCCGCGATTTGCAATACTCATAAGATAAGGATCAACCTGGAGTGTTGGTGGATCTTCTTTGCTTCTTGCAATGCGCGCGCCAGTGTATCCATTCAGCCCCGTCGATGGATCATTGTACAATTCAACTTTGTTCTTAAAGTCAATTGTAAACTTGTCGCAGTCAAGCGCTTCACCAAATGCGGTAATTGTCGTATTCATAAAAGCGGCTGGTTTTACAGTGTCGTATCCGGTTGGCTTTGTAATTGCAGCACGGTCTTCTATTCCCTGCAATACTCCCTTAAATTCGCAATCAGCAGCCACCGGTATTCCGGTAGAGTCAAGAATAATTTTCATGTTTCCCATACATCCACGAATCTGTATTACAAGTGGAATAGGTGTGGTAGTATCAGAAACCTCATGAATCTCAATGTAAGCAGGAACAGCAGTATAGTTACTGTCAAGAGTTAGCCCGATACCGGTAGTTGTATAAGCAGTCTGCAAGCATCCGCAAGCCCTTGCAACCTTAAACCACTTTGGAGCTGTTGCAGCAGTAGCGCCTTGTGTCAACCATATACGGAACGACACAGTAACCTCTTGCTTGCCCATTATAGCAGCAAATGCGCTCATATCCCCATTGCAATACTTAAGTTTTGTGCTCTGGATCTCTGTAGAATAGGCAATGTTTTCAACAAGTAAATCAAAATCTGCTTGCTCAAGATCTGCTTGAGGTGCAGTATATGGTGACGATTCAATTTTAAATCCGAGGTAACATAAATCTGGTCTGTACATATATATTCCTTGTTAAGGATCAATTATAGTTTCAAAATAGCGTATATTCAAATTTACAACTAATTCGTGATGCTTACCTGAGATCTGATTTGATACTCTGAAAGATTTATCATACCAGCACGCAAAACAAGATCCGTTTAATGTGTGGTTCTGTCCGATATATCTTTTTATGTCCTTTAATATCTTATCAACATTATCTCGCGTTGTTCTTTCAGCTTCAGCCTTTAGCGGTATAACTCTCAATTGACATTTTAGTAAACACTGTCTACGAGCTGAATTCCGTTCCTGTGATTCTGATATTTCTTCAGGAAAATTAATCCCAATAAATGGATATTCTGATTCAGGCACGGAATTAGGATCATCTTCAATGTCTCTAATGCTGCAATTTGTCCAATCGTAATTATATGAGGAATCAATACTATTGCAAAATGGCAATGTTGCTTTGATTCCATCAATTACTGATTGCTCAATACCCATTTATGCACGTTCCATTGTGTTTGATCGTTCTTGGTTCGATTGCATATTATCAAGCTCAATACCCATTATTTTATTTGGTGTCATATTGGCTTTTTCTTCATCAAGCAGTTTTAAATACTGCTCGTACTTTACTTTGTACCAGTCCTGTTCGTATCCATCCTGTGTTTTATTGATATTGTTTCCGATATTACGCATGCACACCTGGACGTATATCCAAAAACGCACCAACCTTTTACATTCTGTCGGAAGTGGTATTTTAATCTGAGATGTATAAACACCTAAGCCATTTGCAAAGTAGTTATACCACACATCAGCCTCTGCAAGATCGGTATCTGTTACAAGTGCAGATATCAATTTATCAAGTAAACAATCTGTAGTAGTTAAGTACGCCATTAGTTCATTTCCTTGTAAATTGCGTTTGTTAACTGTTTTTCAAACTTCGGTAGACCGCCGATAACCGCATTTTTTACGAATGGATCAGGCTTAATACCGTTAATCAATCGATGCCCCTTTGAGAAAATGAACTTACCACCTGACGCCCATCTTAGAGCCTTTACATTAACAGGCTTAATATATCGCGGGCCAGTTCCTTCATGGATATGAAAACCATATCGGACATCTTTTTGTATTGCAACTTCACCTTGTAAAGGATAGTCTTTTGTAAGCTTACCATAAGTGTTCTGTTCAAGTCTACCGGTACGAGTTTTAAATCTATGGTTCTGTCTGGCACTGTCTGCCATCTCGTTAAGTCCATCACGAAAAACAAAACGGACGTGGTCAGCTTTCAACGGATCAGAATTCAAACTTTTTAAAGCAGCATTACTAATATTCATTGAAACCTTGACCATACGCCCGCCCAGAAAGGAGAATGAACCCCTTATTTTAAAACCCAACCACCAACTTTGTAATTTTCAATTTCCAAAACGTTAACACGGACTTCGTGAGGTGCAGGATACCTTTCAGTATCCCGTACCATTTGAACATGAGCCGCACTTTTTACAGGTGCGCTTTCTGTAACTACTACAGGTGCGCTTTCTGTTTTATTGCGTTTACTCATTTTGATTATCCTCTCACGATTACAAGATGTTCAGATTTTACAACCTTTACATCGTATGCGATTGCAACATGTATAACGTTCTGACGAAACTGCTTGTACAAAAGCACCTGGAAAACAAGCCCTGTTTTAGGATCTGAAATTGTGTAAGCGTCATCAGCAGCGTCCCCGCCTTCAGGCAAGAAAGGTGCACGAGTAACAAGATGGATCGCGTTTTTATTAAAAGCAAGGTTTGCTCTGTACGATGCACCTACAGCGGTTGTGTCGTTGTTTACCCATGCGGACCTGATACCATTTTTGTTGAGAACAACAGTTCCACCAGTCAAAGCGGTCTTGACAACATATGTTTCAGCGTCGCGGCCTGACTGAGAGTTTGAAAAACAATCACCAGCAAGGATAGTACCGGAACCGTCAGCAAGAACAAATGACTGCGAACCGATCGGGTATCCTGCGGTAAGATCTACGGTATAAGTAGTACTACCTGTACCCGCGGTATGATAAGCAATCCCGGCTGATTCCTCAACAGTAAAACCGAAAAGAGATCCAAGAGCACCATTGCGAATAAGGTTTCCGCCAACCTCGTTCTGTTTCTGTAAGCCTGTTAGCTTACGCATTTTTGCGCCTGCAGCTGTGTCAATGCACATTTGCAGATCCATATTTGGCGCACCATTGTCAAGTAGAATTTTGAGCGCGTCAACTGCAACGTCTGTCGTCGATGCAAACGGGGTTGTTCCTGCTGCACCGACTGCACGACAAGCAGATTTATAGGCTGTTGCCCCGATATATGCCTCAATTGTGTTTACGTGCTTGCGCATTGCCTGTGCAATGTTATCACGCATAATGACTTCCCAACCAACTCCGCCCTTGTTACGAGATACAGAATTCTGTTCCTCGCCATTGTAAGGGATTGGTAGATAATTACTGTTATTGATGACAATGTCATCGTAACCAGTTGTGATGCCTGTTGCATCGGCTGCGTATGCTGCTGGAGTGTTTGCGATTGGTGGTCCGGCGTCTGGAGAAATTGGATACCGTACTGATTGGCCGATAGATGCCATCTCAGCGGATGCATTTTTGTATACAGAGTTTGTAAGCCCCGTTAATTCGCGTGATACGGTATCATACGCTTCATGAATAACTGGAATTAGTCCTGTAAGTGTGTTTGCTGCCATGATTTATCCTTTTGTTAGTCTACTACTATGCCTTTATCTTTTGTAAAAGCTGTTCTTGAATCCATGTCAAGAGTATCAAAATCACTACGCTTCATAGTCT